TAAATGACAGAAGTAGAAAGAAGTACACAAAGATGGAGATGGACAGCTTTAGTATTATATTTAGTAATCTGTTTTTATGACTTCTTGTTTGTACCAGTTTGGTATGGAATTAATAGACCAGACATTAGTGCTTTTATGGAAGTTATAAATGCTACAAGTGAGCCAATGGTTCAAATGGAGCTTATGAAAAAGTTAACAGGGCAACACAGTCCGTTTACTTTGATGGGAGGTGGATTGTTTCACTTAGCTTTTGGTGCTATTTTAACAGGTAGTGCAGTAGGACTTAATAAATAGGAGATAATATGTACGGGAAAAAACCAAACAAAAGAAAAAAGCCAATTAAAAAACCAATTAGAAAATACTAATGGCACACGCAGCAAGAAAAAAAAGTTTAATAAAGAAACATGGGTTGAGTGGTACTAATAAACCTAAAAGAACACCTAAACATAAAACAAAATCTCATATGGTTTTAGCAGAGGTTGGACATGAGATGAAATTAATTAGGTATGGACAACAAGGAGTTTCAGGTGCAGGTAGCAATCCTACAACAGCAGCACAGAAAGCTAGACGTAAGTCTTTTAAAGCTAGGCACGCTAAGAACATAGCTAAAGGACCAATGAGTGCAGCTTACTGGGCAAATAAGAGTAAATGGTAATGGCAAAACGTGGATTATACGCAAATATAAATGCAAGAAAAAAAGCTGGTACAAGTAGAACTAAAGCAAAGTCTACAGTTACTAAAAAAGCATATTCTAATATGAAAAAAGGTTTTCCTAAAAAAAGGTAGATAATGGATGATAACTTAACTCGCATGCAATTACAAATCGACAAACACGCTGGACAAATAAGTAAATTGTTTAGCAAAATTGACGATACTAATTCTTGTATACAAAAAATTAATACTTCTTTATTGCAAATTAAATGGGGAATTTATGGAGCTTTTGCTTGGTATGTAATTACTCATATTGGAATTATTGAAGCTGTGAGGTTAATGTGATAGGGTTTCTTACAAACATAGCACCTATTATGTTAGGTTTTGTAGGTAAGTTACTAGCTTTAAAAAGTCAAGCTGCTTCTGAAAATCAAAAGCTAATGATAACTTCTTTGCAAGTACGTAACGATTCTATTAATCAAGCTAGAGATAGAGCAGATAAAGAAAGTCCAATGGCTGCATTAAATAGACGAGTTATTATATTTGTTATTTTAGGATTAGTAATATTTACACAAGTAGCACCTGTGTTTTGGGATATACCTACAGTAATCCCTACAATAACAGAAGGGTTTAGTGTTTTAGGTTTTCAATTAACTGCTGATACTATAGAGTATGTAACAGTAGAAGGGATGTTAAAGTTTGATGAAATATTTAGATGGGCGACAATGATAATAGAGTTTTATTTTGGTGCGCAATTAGCCAAGGGGAAGTAAATGACATACAGAGAATTAATTAATGAAGTATTAATAAGACTACGAGAAGAAACAATTTCTACTGATTGGTCTGGTGCTATTAATAGTAGCTCTGATATAAGTGACTATGAAAAAGTCATAGGTTCTTTAATTAACGATGCTAAAAGAAGCATAGAGTCTTATCACGACTGGATGGTTCTTAGAGAAACTAAAGATATAGCAACTATAATAGGTACTAAAAACTATAATTTAGCTTCAGGACAAGATTTTAAAGTAATGGATGTAGTAAACAATGCTACAGGTCAAGGTTTAATACAAGTTAGTAGAGTTTATTTAAACAGAGAAAAACATCCTACAGCTTCTACAGGAGAACCTATGTATTATGGGTTTAACGGAGCAGATAGTTCTAATAATCTTAAAGTAGATTTATCTCCTACTCCTAATAAAGTAGAAACTATTTCTTTTGACTTAGTTAAGTATCAAGATGTTTTAACAGACTCTACTACTGTTCTTAAAATACCAGCACAGCCAGTTATATTAGGTGCTTGGGCAAGAGCTATTTCAGAAAGAGGAGAAGATGGTGGTACACAAAGTGCAATAGCTGCTGAAGAAGCTTCTCTTTCTTTAAGTCAAGCTATTTTAATTGATAGTGGACATACACAATTTGAATCAGATTGGTATTATAGATAATGGCTAAAGAACTTTCATATCAACCTTTATTTAATTTAGGTATTAATGGATTAAATACACAAGATAATCCANCAACCTTAGACCCTTCGTATTTAACTTTAGCAGANAATGTAGTGTTAAGAGAGTCAGGTCGTATTGCTTTTAGAAAAGGTTTTAAACAAAAAGTAGCACCTAGTGGAACAGCTATTGGTTCTGTTACAGAGCATAATGATTCAGGTACTAATAAGATATTTGCTAGTCATGGNACAAGTATTTATACTNTAGATTTTACTTCACCNGCATCAGCGTTTCCTAGTAGTGGTGCTGATGTTAAGCGTACTGTAGCTAATTCTACAGGGGATTGGCAATATGTAAACTTTAACAAAAGATTACATTGTTTCCATGCAAACATAGTACCTCAACGCTATGATGGAGCTTTAAGTTCAGGTAGCAAATGGGCAAATTTTTTAGATTCAAGTAAACCTGCTGGTGTAACTACTTTTAACCCTAGTTGTGGCATGGGATACTATGGTAGAATATGGTGTGGAGGAGTGGCTGAAGGAAAAGATGTATTATATTATTCTACTTTATTAGATGGAGATGATTTTAGATTAACTTCAGCAAATTCTTCTTCTAATGGTGGTTCTATTAGCTTACGTACTGTGTGGGGAACAGATGATATTGTAGCTATAGCTCCTTTCTACGGAAAGTTAGTTATATTTGGTACTAATAATATTGTTATTTATGACAATCCTAGCATAATAGGAAATTTAACTCTTAATGAAGTTATACGAGGTGTAGGTTTAGTATCTAGAGATAGCATACAAGCTATAGGAGATGACTTAGTATTTTTATCTAATACAGGATTACGTTCTTTAGCACGTACAACAGAAAAAGATAAGTTACCTTTAACAGATTTATCTTTAAATGTAAAAGATACTTTAATAAGACATATAGGACAAAGTTCAAGTGTTAAATCTATTTATGTAGAAAATGAAGGTATCTACATTATGACATTTACAGCTAGTAACATTACTTATGTATTTGATTTTAAACATTCTACTCCTAATGGTGCGCCTAGAATTACTACATGGAGTTTTGATAATGATAGAGAGCCTGCTTCTATGGCATATACTACTTTATATGGTTTATTAGTAGGACAGAAAGATGGAGGACTTGCTTGTTATCAAGATTATTTTGATACTGATTTAGCAGGTGCTTCTACTTTTACAAATAGTGCTTATGTTGCTAATTTTGCTACTACATGGGTAAATTTAGGAGAGTCAGTAGCTGCGTCTTTATTAAAAAGATTATTTATGGTTCTTGAAGGTGGTTCTGGTGCGAGTTTAGGTTTAAAATGGTACAAAGATTTTAGTCCTACTCCTTCTAAGACTACAACTATAACTTTAAATCCTGTAACGACTGGTAATACTTCATTATGGGGAGGAGCTGGTTCGTTGTATGGCAAGTCAGGAGTTACATATAAACCTGTATTTGGACTGCGAGAATATAGAACACCATTAACAGGTTCAGCTAAGAATTTAAAAATAGCAATAAGTATAACTTCAAATGGCTTTGATGCTTCTTTACAAGAATTAACTTTATTACACAAACAAGGGAAAATAAGATGAGTAATTATACAATTGCAGTTGCATGGAGTGGTAAGGATGCACTAGCTGATTCCGATGCAAACAAAGTAATATCAGGTGCAGATTTTAATACAGAGTTTTCAGCAGTAAGGACAGCAGTAAATACTAAAGCTGATTTAGCAGGTAGTGCTTCACAAGCATTTAGTGCTACAACAGCAAATGCAGGAACTAATACAACACAAGTAGCAACAACTGCTTTTGTAACTACAGCGTCTACAGTAGCTTCTAATTCTAATGGTTTTGGAACACGAACAGTAAGCACAAGTAATGCTTCTGGTGGTTCTAATGGTGACATACATTACAAAGTATCTAGCTAATGAGTTTACACATTAAAGATGGTGGTAGTTTTAAAGAACCTGTAAAGATTGAAGTTAAAGATAGTGGTGCTTGGAAAGAAGTTATAACAGGTAGCATAAAAGATGGTGGTGCTTGGAAACCTTTTTATCAAAGAAAGTTTACTTATACAGTTTCAAGTGATGTTAATAAACTAGATTTAGATACTGTACTTTCTGCTGACAATAAACTAGGTGATGTAGATGTAATTATTAATTCTGGTATTTATGTTTATTCTGACAATACAAGCATACCTGCTTTATTAACTGGTTCTGGTGTTGCTGGTGTTTTAACTATTATAAATAATGGTTATATTATTGGTGCTGGAGGGGCTGGAGGAAATGGTGGTGGTGCTGCTGCAAATGGCTCGGCAGGTGGCAATGGTGGAACAGGTTTAAAATTAGAAAAAGCAATTACTTTAGATAACAATGGCACTATTCATGGTGGTGGTGGTGGAGGCGGGGGCGGAGGTGGTTCAACTGATGACCAATCTTTTTCTGACCGAGATAATGCTGGTGGCGGAGGCGGAGGCGGTGGTCAATCATTTGGTGCTGCTGGTTCAAGAAATGCTGAATGTAGTGGTTCGGGTTGTATAAGACAATCTGCTAATGGTGG